CGATATGTATCAGGATCTGGCTGTACCACTGCGCGCTCGTAGACCAGCAGCTCCTCCACTGATCGGACGTCCTGCCAGTTCACCGGCTCTTCCAGTCCGCCGCCATCGTCCAGAAGCATAACGATGATGGAGCCGCCGAACAGCCTCGCCCAGCGGATAGCGGTAGTTGCCTTGTCTTCCCAATCCAGACGGTCGAGAGCGTCATCCAAAAATTCCTCCAGCTGGGGATCGCCCACATTGTACTTCATCCCATGCTTGAGAGCTTCCTCGGCTGGCCGGTCGATGATCTTGCTGAAAAGGCCGTTATACTGGTACTTTTCGGCCAGATCATAGTCTGGGACAACAAGGCCACTCGGAGTATCAACGTATTGTGCCCCATACTGCCAAATTACATCCGAAAGACTATCTGCACGGAACATCTCACTCCTCCTGTTCTTAATCTCTTGTTTTCAACGACTATAGTAAGCTAGTTATATCAAATGTCTTTTTAAGTTCCAACTGGGAAAAAGCAGAACTACCTGCATCCACCATATCTTTGAATTTACTCATTGGAAAGCTCTCAAGCTGGTTAAAATAAGCTTCGTTCCAATCTGCTATCAGAACATCAAAATTACCAGCCTGCCACTGCGCAGCCATAGGTTCTGCACGAACTTCCTTGCTTCCAGATTCAGGTATAGCGGTAACGTCAAATCCGGCCAAGTACTTAATATAGCTCTGAGCTTGATCCTTGCCAGCCTGTCCAGGGTCTTGAGGCAACCTAATCTTTACTCGCTTATATTTTGCAATATCGCTCATAGCAGTAAACTTAATAGTCTTTCTGACATCTGCAGCTGTTTGCCTTACGTTGATGACATCAGCCACAATATACCGACCATTCTTTCGTTTACCCATAAGGACACCAGCAGTGTAGGCAGGTTCGCCTCCTTCCCCTTCTGCAGTAGCAGCGAGATCCCACGCCCTTACCCAACGCACAACGTCGTTTGGTATCATGGTCAACATCTGACCGATCTGGCTTCTCTTGAAATAGAGGCCAGCGGCAGGTTTGATTTTCCAGTTACCATAAAGCAAGCGTTCGCGCTCAACCACTGACAAAGCTTTCAGGTTGGAAATGTACGACGGATCCTGTTTCATCAGGATTTGATTGTCATACAGCGTGCTCATAATAAATGTGACAGATTTTGGTTCTTGCTTCTCTTCCTGAGTTTTTAGTTCAAAGCGTTCCCATAGTTCTTCTATGGTGTCAGCCCAATACAAGGTCTCATTTCGACGTATCATCCATCGGATTTTACCGCTACGTTCTTTAATGGGATAACCAGTATCCGGATCTATCCACCACTCGATAAACTTTGCAACCCAGCTGTCAGCGTCAGGGTTACAGGTAGCTCGAACATATGGCTTTATTCCACAGGTGGTTCGGTTTCGCGAAAGCATATAGAAAAACTGGCTTTCGGTAAAGTGCGTAAGCTCATCAAAACCTATTGCTGCCATCTGGGAACCTTGAAATTTTTTGAGATCATCATCCCCATCAATATGTGCAAAACTAACCTTTCCCTTTCCGTTGAATGTCCACTGTGGGCGCGGAGAACGCTTCAGTTCTGCACCTTTAATCCCACTGTACATCCGCAAACTTTCATCGAGAAGGCCGCCTTCATTGTAGATTTGGATTGAGTTTTTCCGGAATATTACCTCACCGAAACCTGGTCGGTTCTTATGGCGCAACGCATCAAGCAACAGTCCGTAGGTCTTTCCTCCACCCGCAGCACCTCCATAAATGCAAATGTCAGCCTTGGTCGCAAGGAACATTTCCTGAGGCCCAGGCTGGGGGCGTAACTCTACAACTTTACTCACCTGTATCCCGTCCGTTATCAGGGATATAGATTACGACATCTTCACCATCATTGCCGAGGTTCAGATTGACATCCTGACGCTGCGACCACTCGCCAGTGCTACGTTTTCTGTTATTGAGCCAATACATAATTGCCATTGTATCAGGCGGGACGGTTTTCTTCGTCACTTCTGTCCTCTTGATAAACGGGCGTCCTGACGAATCGTGATCTATGATTTGCTTTGCTTCCTCGTACTCGTAACCAAGACAACGCTCATAGAGTTTTCTTTCCACATGAGCATCTGCTGCTTCTTTGCCAGCCTGGAGAGCTTCTCCAAAAGAGGTGAGCACCGTTTCGCCCTTTTCATTTTTCTTCTTGGACCATCGAATAATTGTTTGCCGTGAGACCCCGAAGGCACTTGCGATTTCCTCATCAGTTGCCCCTTTGATTGCAAGGGACCATGCCCAGGCATCGTGATATTTCGGATTGTATTTTTTCGGAGCCGGCATGATGTTTCACCTACTCCCCATCAAGATAGCTATTCGCCCAATATTCCAATGCCTGCCACATATTCTTGCTGTCCAATTCTTGCCTTCCAATCATTTTGTCAATTGCCTTACGAACAATTTTGGCACTTTCAGCAGGTATCTTTGAGCGGCCTATGACACTTTCAATTGGGACCCACCTCTTGCCATCTGGCGCGTCTTCCCATGCTTCCGCAAGTTGATCCATATTCCTCTCAAAAACACGGAGAATGAGGTCTATCGCCGTCGCTACATTTTTGACATTGTAGGCCGAGGAGGCAATCTCTTGCGCATCAAGCCAGCGATCGTATTCGGACATACGAACAAGCCAAACAGCTTTGGAACTTTTCACCTGCACTATGGCTTCGTTGATGACTTTTTGAGCTGATTCCAGCTCATCCGGTAAAAATACCGCGCTCAATGTCTGAAACTGGAGGTTTGCTTCTGAAATACTGAGAGTGCCGAACTTGTCAAGTAAATCCAGTGTCTTGTCGTCAAGTCCGCTATATTTCTTGAGTTCCGTATCCAGAATCTTTTCATACAAAGCCTTTAAGGTGGCAGGGTCATCGTGACCGGTGATTGAGTTATGCGAAAGTTGAATGGCGATCTTCTGTTCTTCTGTAAGCTCATCGTCTGTAGCAAGACAAAGAATTTTAGGTAGACCAACTTCAATAGCCGCTTTTGTTCGGTGATTTCCTGACAGGCATTTGTATTTGCCTGCGTGCGGACCCTCATGCTCAAGGCACAAAAACGGCGCAGAAGAAAGTTGCCCATCGCGCCGGACATTATCAACTAGCCGGTTGAATTCCTCATGCGTCATGTATCTGGCGTTTTCTTCCAGTAACACAATTTCTTTCGGGTCAATCTCCATCGTTTTGATCGTCATACCTCAACCTTCCCTTCCGTCTGACTGTGTTTCTTTTTCCATATCTCCAACCCTTCCTGTAAAGTCCATTGTCCCATCGGGGCGCCATAATTGAGCTGGTAACCTTCGTTGTAATACCGCTTGGACATATCCGTTTCGTTTTCGTCAACACCAGGAAGTCGCTTTTTATTCAAGAGCTTAAACAAACCACGATATTTCATCGAAACCGGATTTTTGGAAAAGGCTGTCGTCACAAGAGATCTACATCGCCTGTTGGTAAGCCTTTCAGCCAACAGCTTACTTTCTTTGCTGAGAGCAGCATACAAAACCAACTTTGCCAGACGCTTATACTTGCTGGGAGTAATCGGGAAATCGCTCAAAAGGTAGATAGTGGGGGTCTCAATATGTTTCGACCAATTAGAGAGCGTGGGAGCCGATGAGAAGGCATAGACACCTATCAATTTGTTGTCGACTACGACACCAAATGATGCACTTTCTGAACCAGGCTTAATATACGGATTCATGTACTGAGAACGCAAAGCACGGAAGTTCTCACTTTTTAAGGGCAACAACTTTATCGTATTTCCCATGTCCTCATCTTCGCCTAACCTTTCTACCATAAGGCTGCTGACGTTCTGAAATGGCATGACTATTCTGCTCTTCTCCGCTCTTGAATAGATGTAAAGCGGAACTCCTCGGTTTGTAGTCTGGGACATACCGATAAGGTAATCCTTAAATTCAGGCAACTCATCATTGGTCCCAAACATGAAATAAGGCCGCTGTGTCATCTTGCGAAACATCTCAAAAATTTTTTCCTTGTCGATCATCTCATACTGCGGAGGCTGCCACTCAATAACGTCCTCAATGACACGGAACATTTTCTCATAATCGCCAGAATAGAACGGTGGATAACAAACAAAGCCTGCTTCCATTGGAACTGTGTCTATCCATTGGCACACATCACCAGCAAAGAACGATTGGAGGAATGGCTTGATTTTTGATATTTTCTCGTAGGTGTCTCCGAATAGCCGGTCCCATTGTTTTTTGTAGGCGTCGATCATTTTGACGTAATATGGATTCGGCTTTGTGCCAAGGTATGTCGCCATCTTCGAGAGCATAAGAGAAACCGAAACAATACTAGCATCGTCCTTCATGTAATCCTTCACGAAGGCCATTGGACCATCATAGCTGTCTTTGAACTTCGCCTGCAGTGAATTCCCAGAAACGTAATTGCCCAGCAGGCAGGAGTAGATTGTGACATCGTTTCCATGCAAAGCAGCATTTGTGACGCCCTGCAGCATTCTTTCGATAGTGAAATTTCCCGAACATCCAATATAGATGTCATCGACCTTCCAGTCTTTTACAAGGCTTCCTAAAATTTGTTGTACTGAGCTTGGCAACGAACCATGAAACAAAATCTTTCCTCCCTTCGGTAAAATAAAAAGAGACACCGTTTTCACGATGTCTCTTTTGTAATTCATTTCACAGTATATCGGTCTGTGTTATTCCGTCCGGCTGTCGGAGGGGAGGAGCAGGCCCCGCAATGGAGCGAGCTGCCAGTACCGAGCTGGCGTTTCCAGATTGGAAATCTGGGGTTCTGCACTGAACTAAGCTCGCATATTAGGGGTTCACGTGGAACCCCTGTGAGCCTTTAGAAGAGACTCATTTGGATAAAGGGTGATACTTCCTCTGATTTGACTATATTTGAACTCGTAGCCACCTTAGGCTTTTGGGCGGTAGGGTCTGGTGTTGGGTCATACAGTTCCTTGATGGCTTCACCGGTTTTGAGCAGCCACCATTCTGCAAATGCTGTTCTGTGGCACCAATTCTCTGGTCCCTTGCGAATATCCTCATAGCATAGAAGAACAACATCTTTGCCAAGAGACTCAAACTGCTGGAGCTGAGAACGTATTCTTGATACACCAATTCGGTCCAGGCGCATAAAATATTCACGCTTGAAATCTTCATAGAGCTCATACTTGTTCAGGAGGCCAAACGGCATAAGGTCTTTCAATTCTCCAGTTAATGGATACCCGATGCTCCATTTTGGCGTTCCGAGCGAGATTCTGACTGCTGTGTAGATTCCTTTTCTCAATTCTGGATTTGAATATCTGCTGGTATAGATTGACATATAGCACACTCCTTGCTGTACTTTCTGTCGAAGTCATCACTCTCCGACACTTGTTTATGTTTACACTTTCATTCTACCATAAAACCGGCTTATTTCAAGGTTTTTTCTTGATTTTATGCGGTTTTTACGATATAATTTTTATGCGGATCAGGGCCTCATCAACCCGTTCATTTTCCTTGAAATGGATCCGCACAGGCTGGATTTTTCCAGCCTTTTCTTTTTGTGAACGATACAGTTCGTTCTCATTTTTATGGTGTAACATTTGGTGCAAAGTTGGTTGCCAAGTCAATCTATCATTACATGCTATATATTATCATAGGACGTGTTGACATGGCAATGACATCTTTTTGACATCAGACCTACTACTTCATACCATCTATACCAAAAATGAGAAAAGTAAGCTTTTCAACGGCTGCAGACACATCTCGGTAAACCGTTCTTGGTTCCACTCCTTCTTCCTCTGCAATCTGTTCACATGTTTTAGGCTCTGGTTGAATATACAAAGCATAAATAGCACGATATCTTCTCATGTCTTCCGGCTTTAAAGATTTCTCACAATATACTTTGTAGAGTTCCAGCATTTCATTGACGTGCTCGATGATCAGCCTCGTTCTTGCTGCACTGGTTTTTATGCTCTCGATATAAAACTGATCGCCCGCATTATTGCTCATTAAGTCTAAAATATCGAAGAGGTCCTCATTATCCACCTGAGATGCTTCATAGATAGCCTTCTCACTATGGGAGACCAACTCTCGGTAATTTCTGAGCAACATTCTGGTGTTTCTCAGTCTTTTATCATACCGCGCTTTTTTTGATTTTTCTTGTTCTTCGTGGTAACAATCAATGACGTATTCCGTAATTTCCCGCATCATCTCCTGACTCAATTCTTTATACTTTGACTTCTTCATAACCTCTCCTCCATTCATTGACTTTTATAGGACAATCCTGCTATAATTGATTTTGCTCATATCAACCGCTTTTTTGCCCTTCGGGGGAGAGGCGGTTTTTTTATTTTATTTTGTCATCTCCGAGTTTACATTCAAAATCGCAAACGTTTGGGATTTTGGAAGATTCATCCACCTTTGCTATCAACCATCCCACATACCTTCTGCAAACCGCCCCGATGTTGGCAATCCACACTTTTTCATCAGGTGACCTTCCGAGCAAATTTTTCCAGTGCTTTTCGCACTCGTCAAATGGACAGCTTTCGCAGGAACAATATGTAATATGATGTTTTTTCTTACTGTCATAGTTGGAGGTTTTTGTGGTTTCCATCGTTTTGAAAATCACTTCCAATCGGTCAATTTCCTCAGCAAGTACCTCATGGGCCCTGTCAAAAACAGCCAACACTGTAAGAAGAGGGAGTTCTATTTGATTTCCCTCCATGTGTAGTACAAAATGGTATTTTCCATAATCCACCTCCAATGAACAGTCTTTTTCTTCTCCATTTATCTTGCCACATGCTTCTGCCCTTGCTCCCATTCTGATAGGGGATATCGTAATATATTTCATTTTATTTCTCCTTTGATTCTTCTATGTTCTCCTCCATCCTGGACAGCTCCGCCAGTTCCGCTTCCCGGTTAGTGCCAAAGATGAAGTCAAGCTGGGTAAGCATCAGCTTCACCTTCGCCCGCTTTGAGCGCAGGAGGACGAGCGACTCCTCCAGCTTGCTCTCTTCGGCTCCTTCCCGTTGGCAATCGAGATACCGCTGGAGCGCCTGTGCCAGATACCTTGCTTCCACCATCGCAAGGTAAATCTGGGCGGTTTCCCCGTACTTATCAATGGCCTTCCGACAGATCTCCTTGCTTTCCTTCAGGTTATGTACCACAATCGTTGCCCCCTTCCTGATTTTCTTCCGCCAGCTGGGCCAGATGCTCCATGTACGCTCCGGCCGGATCACCTCCGGCGGCCAGCCATGCCCTGGCCTTGGTGCAAAGATACCGGTTTGCCACGCAGGAGAGTTTATCCGACGCTGCGATAATGCGGGCGATGGGGGAGTTATTTTCCATAAGATCACCACCACTCACTACTATTCTTCCCTTGGCTCAAAACAACTACAAAAATCATCTGGCATCATATCAGGCTCGAAATAATCACAAAACACAATGTTGCTTCCTGGATTTGTAGCGTTTATGCAATCCTTGCACCTCCCAATCGGCGGGGCTTGGCGGGTGTTCCAATGTTTTACGGCTTCCTTTGCATCTGCGAAGCAGTGGTTTGTCACTGCGACTGCACACTGATAATTACTGCACGAGATACTACAAGTCCCATACCAAGCCATAAACCTGGGGTCATGCCGCAAAACGGACATTGCAATACAATACCCCTGTCTGTACACTCCTGCTGCGCCTCCTTGTCTCCCAGCAACGCGCGGCGGATCTGTTCTTTGTCGGTCATCATTTCTCACTCACTTTTCGAAATCCTGCAAAATAAGCCATCCCACAATTTCCGTTAGAGCACCGATGCGGTATTTGCATCGGTGCTTGATATAAATCTGGGTTACTCATAAACATCTGGTTGAAAACTACTTTCCTGCACAACTCTGGTAACTGCGTATATGGCACATCCTGGGCTTTCCCATAAAGCAGCAATCTTCCACATAATTGGCATTTGTACACCGCATGATAATAAGCCATTACTTATCCCTCTCTTTCATCTTTTCCTGAAGCTGTTCGCTTGTGGACAAGTGCTCCAATGTGGAATGTATCCGATACCTGTCATATCGTCCGGTTTGGCATCAAACGTGCAGCTGATTACTTCACCGTTGGGAGTAACGATTTTCTCTTTGCCTCCTTTGATCTCTTTATAGGCTACCGGTTCAGCGTCGCACGGCATTGATTTTCCTTTTGTGGTACGAATCCAGACAATAGGTTTTCCGCAGGCTTTACAAGTGGTTGTTTTCATCATTATTCCTCCTCCATCAGCCCCAGCAGCTGCAACATTTCCATCAAGCTCATTTCTTTTCGGGCTATTCTAAGCGTTTGCAGGTCGCTCAAACCGTATTTATCCCGAAACGGCACGCATAGAGCACACATGGCTTTTTTGCTGAGTCTATTTTCATCTATCAAGTGTTGATATTCTTCTTGCATGATGGCGGCTTCTTTTATTCCCTCCATCCTCCCATAGCACCGGTGGCAAAGCACATATCCCGCTGTTACTTCCTGATCGCATTTTGCACATCTTGACATTTTCTGTCGACCTCCTTTTTGCAAAGATCTATCTCTACTCCCTAACATCAACAATCATATTGCTGTCATTGCTTCCCTGTACCTGTGGAAGTTTACCATCCCATT